TCCGCTTGGCCAGCTTGCCGGTCGGGAGGATCCACAGGAAGTTCGCCGGCGACTGATGCACCGTCGAACAGAACCAGTTCAGGCCCACCTGGGTCTTGAGCATCTGCGACGCGCCCATCAACGCGACCGTCTTGCACGGGTGCGCATCGGACAGCGCCTGCATCACCGCGCGCGCATGCGGGGTCCGGCTGGTGCGGTACTTGCCAGCCTCGTTGGCGCCGGACTCCTTCGGGATAATCATGTACTGGTCGGCCCAGGCATCGACCATCAGGTTCGGATCGGGCTGCAGGCCGCGCGCGAACGATGGCCAGACGACGTCGGCGGCCGGGGTCAGGAACGTCATTCGGCGTTCGCTTCCATGACGACCTTCAGCTTCTCGCCGAGCGAGTGCGCCATGCTCTCGAGCAGGACGCGGTGCTCGCGATCGATGACCGCCTCGCACTCCTCGGCGGTGGTCAGCGGAGCCACGTCGGCGGCGATCCGGCGCGCGCAGTTCATCAGGCCATCGCGCAGCGCCCGCGCGATTTCAAACACCGCCGAATCGACGGCGGCCTTCACCAGGAACGTGCCGGCCAGATCCGCCAGCTTGATCTCCGCGGTCGTGGCCTCGGCCGCCTCCCTGCGCGCACGGCTGGTTTCGTAGCCCGGGATCTTCGCGACCGGTTCCGGACCTCCCGCGCCTGCGGACGGCCCCGCGGCAGCCAGGGAGTCAGGGCGTTGGCCGTGCGCGCGCTTGCGGGTATGGCGGTTGTACAGGTGGGTCGCGTACTCCGGATCGACCTTCCCGTCCGTCACCGGAATCTCGCAGCGCTTGATGGCCTCGTACCCCTGCTGGCGCGAGATGCTCAGCGTCTTGGACCATTCGGCAATTGTTGTCATGTTCGGCATGTTGCTTGGTGCTTGTCAGGTTAGTTGTCAGGAAATTGTTTTGGCATCCGCTAGTGCGCTGACGGGGCCTGAATTACCCTTGCCAGCCATGCTTCGGGGAGAACCTAACCCCCGGGGGCGGGTCGCCCGCCGAGGGTCCGGCCGAGGCGCGCGTTGGCGACCGCCGTCGCCATCAGTTCATCGAAGTGGACCGGGAAGCGCTGCTTGGCCGTCGCCTCGCCGACCTCGAAGAACTTCAGGCGCGGCTGGTACGTGACGCGCGGGACGAAGATGAACACGGGCCGGATCGCGCTGCCTTGGGCGAACTTGCGCTTCAGGTAGATGCCGGGCTGGAGGCCGCGCCTGGCGCTGGGCAGCGCGAAGTAGGTCACGCCCTGGCGCGCGATCGTCCGGTCCGACCGGGTGCTGCCGCTGGCGCGCGACTCATAGCCGGCGCCGCGCTGCACCCGCAACTGCGACAGGATCTGCACAATTTGGCTGCGCTTGACGTTGCCGTTGCCGTCCAGCTGCGCGCCGGCGGCCGGCACCGCGTACCAGCCGGCCGGCAGCAGGCCGCTACGCTGCAGCATACGCTCCATGCCCTTCTGGCCGCGCCCACCGCCGTAGATCTGCGGCAGCAGGAAGCGGTCGGCGGGCGTGCCCTTGCTCGCGACGTTGTCCTTGACCCAGACCCGCGCTTCCAGGCGGTTCTTGGTCGCCGCCTTGACGAAGGTGCCGTTCAAGGCGTAGGCCGTGGGCCGGTCGAACGCCCGCTGCATCTCGGCCTTGATGGCGCCCTGGGCGTCCTTGACCGAGCGCGTCAGCGCGGCGGACGCCACATAGGGGCCCTGGCTGCCCAGGTCGCTGATGCGGCGCGCCACGTCGGGGAAATTCGTTTGTATGCTGATCCTCATCGCTTCTCCATTCATTTCTGCAGGGTTCGCAGCCTTCAATTACAACCCTGCTCCGTTGAAACCCACACCACCACTTACTTGGAGCAGGGTATGTATAGTTGCAGGGTAGTTTTTAATGTGACTGCGAAAAAAAATAAACGCAGTCCATCACTACAAATTTCCACATATGTGCGCGCAACCCTGCTAACCCTGCAACCCTGCTCAGACCCTGCATTCATGCGGTTTTGCGCGGAGCAGGGTTGGTTTTTAACCCTGCACACCCGGCACTCAACCCAGCGCACCATCGGCGCGCACGTCTGCCAGTTTCCTGAACTCGGCGATCTGTTTCTCCAGCGCCGCCTTGTCCGGCGAATCGATCTCGTACACCATGCGGCTCTTCGCCTGCTTACTGCCCACGGCCACCTTGCGCTTGACCTTGACCTCCCGGCTTGCGATCAGGCCGGAAAACTTGCACAACGTGAGCGGCTTCTCCCCGCTCTTTTCGCACCAGCGGCGGTAGATGTTGAACAGGTCCTCCGTGAGGCAGGAGCAATATGGCGCGTCGAGATAGCCGTCCTTCCAGGCGCGGTGGAACGACATCCAGCCGTTCAGGCCGAACTCGATCACGCGCTCCTTGGCCAGCGTCATCATCGGCTTCGTGTGCTCGTTGAAGCCGTCCAGCGGGAAATTCAGCAGGAAGTCGTAGAACGCCTCCACCGCGCCGGCCTTGATGGCCGCGCTGACGCTGTCGTAAAACGCCTGCGACTGCTTGGCGCGCGCCTCGATGACCATGAAGCGCCGGTCTTCTAGCTCGATCGGGATCGGCTGCGGCTCGTTGGACAGGAAGGCGCCGTTCAGGTGGTTGCGCTCGGTGCGCTCCGGCAGGTTCTTCTGGTTGATGCTCATCGACTTGCCGGTGATCATGTATTTCAGCGTGCCGTTGTGGCTGTACTTGTCGTCGCGGGACAGCACCTCTTCGAACAGCACGAACAGCTTGCGCGAGCGCCACGCGGTGAAGGTGGAGTCCAGCTGGTGCTGGCTGGCCACCGTGCCGTAATCGCCGTAGATGGGCGCCACCACGTCCTGGAAGAAAAGGCTCTTGCCGGTGCCCTGCTTTTCGCCGAACATCAGCAGCGCGGTCTGCATCTTGGCACCCGGGTTCTGTAGCGGGAAGGCCAGCCAGCGCAGTATCCAGGCCACGCACTCGTCCACGTTGTCCTCGGCGCCGCATAGCGATTCAAGGAGCGCGAGGATAGGCTGCACCAGGTCCGCGTTGGGCTTCGGCTTGAGCGGCCAGCCGAGGAAGATGTTCACCGTCGTTTCCGGGTCGGCCTGCTGCGTCGGGTCGAACAGCAGGTTTTTCGCCTCAATGGTCTTGCGCAGCGCATGTTCCTGCCACTTGGAGGTCAGGTCGGCGGTGTAGTCGGCGCGCACGGCGCCCAGCGTCATCACCTGCTGCCCAATGGCGTCCCACACCGTCTCGGTGCCGCGCAGCAGCGTCAGGTTGTCCAGCATCTCGCCCAGTTTGCCGCCCCCGGCGCCCCCTGGGACGGCGCGGCCGCCCACAAGGACCGGCAGCGAGTCGCGCATAATGGTGCGGCGACGCGGATCCTTTTCCCACGCCAGCGCCGCATCCTTGCCAACCCACGCCTGGAACGGCGCACGCTTCATGCGCTGCTTGCGCAGCTCGTCCCAGATGTCCGTGGTGGGCCATACCAGCGCAAAGTGCGCGATCAGCTGCTCGGCGGTTGGCACATTTATGCCGACCGGCTCATCCTCCAATGGGGGTGTGGGGGAAGCGGCGGGCCTGGCCGCTGGCACAGCCGCCAATGATTCCACCGCTGGCACAGACAACCTCTCACTCGCCCGGATAAGGTCGATGACGGGGAGCAGCTGCGCGCGAACGTCATCCAGCGACTGCTCGACGTGCAGGTCGTTAAAGTCAGTCCACTTGTTTTCGCCGCGCGCGGCAAAGGCCGGCCAGAGTACATGGGCATTCCCCACTTCGCTCGCAGCAGCGCGAGCGCGCGCCAGGCCGGCATTCTCGAACTTGAGCATGCGGATTCTGCGCCCGCACCGGACATCGGCCTCGATGTAGCGCGTACCGGTCGCGTCATTGCGCCAGGTGGAGCGCACGCTGGCGGTAACGCCGTCTGCGACGCTCACCCGATGGTCTTCGCCGTCGATCTCGGGCGCATCCTCGATCCCGAAGTTTTCGGCCAGATCGCGCACATAGCGCTGCTCCAGCTGCCAGTCGTCGTCGGCCAGGAACAGCAGCGCCGCTTCGGGGAAATCCAGGCGCAACTGGCGCGCCACGGCAAGCAGGTTGCCGGCATTGAACGCCACCATGACGGGGATGCCCCGGTCCGTGGCCATGCGCCCCGTCTCACCGGTAGCATAGCCCTCTGCTATGCCGATGAGTCGCACATCGCGCGCGATGGTGCCCAGAAGGCAGGCGGCGCCCGCCATGTCGGCGCCGTCGTTAAAGCGCTTCTCGCCATCCGCTCCCACCTTCTGCACGCTGACCAATTCGCCGCGATGGCCGCCACCGTAGCGGCGCGCCGGCACCAGCAGCTGGCCCAACTCGTCCACGCGCACCCCCTCGGCATCAACGCGCTTGCGCACCAGGTATGGCACCGTCTCGGCACTGGCGGGCACTTCCGCGCGGGCCCACTGGCGCCGGGCGCGGCCCGCGGCCAGCTCTGCGGCATGTGCGCGGCGGTCCTTCTCCTGCTGGGCATACGCGGCCTGGCGTCGCTCAGCCTCCGCGCGCTCTTCGTCGCTGATGCCGGACCAGTCCACCGCCACTGGCACGGTGCCCGGATCTTGTCCTTGCCACATGCCGAAGGCGCCGACCACCACTTCGCCGCCAGAGCGCAGCGCGATCGAACGTAGCTGGTACCAGGCTTTCTTTCCCTTGCCGAAGCGCTGTATCTTGCCCGTCAGCTTGGGGTGGCCCACCGGCAGTTCCGGCAGACCGTGGCCACGCATCTCGACCAACAGCTGGTCAAGCGTCATTTCTCAGCCATCCCTTCCATGCGGGCGACCAGCTCGTGCAGAACACGCGTGGCGCGGAAGACCTGATCCTTGACGCGTTCTACTTCGTGCCGCTCGATGCGGCCGTCGGCCAGGGCTTCATGCACTGCCACGCCGACATTGGCGTGCGTGGTCCAGGCGTGCGTGACGATTTCCAGCAGCGCCACGTCCGAGACCGGCATGTCCTGCGTCACCTTCACGCATACGAAGCCAACGGACTTGGCCAGGGCGTGCAGCACGCTGTAGTCACCGGTCAGACCCATCACGTTCTCGACATCGCGCAGCGCGACCACGTTGCCGGCGGCGTTCGGGTTGGCCTTGTTACGCAATACCGCCGCCGACATGTTCATGCGCGCCGCCAGCGCTTCATGGCCGCCCGGCGCGTTATGTACTGTCTGGTGGAAAGCGTCGTGTGCGTTCATACGAAAGACCCTAAAAAGAATGATGTAAACAAAATTTCTAACAGGCAAACTGATGTCATACAAATAAGGACAGGGTTTCCATGTGCGCCAATACTTCCGTTTCACGACCTACGACTGGCACATCCACGCCGAGCGTCGATTCGGCCATGTCAGGCCTTCGGCGCGGGAATTGGGGACATCACGGCGCTATCCGGCACGGTGTCCAAGATGTTGTGCGGCTTTGGCGGCTGACGGCCGCCATGACCTGGTTGGGGTATCGGATCGGAGGTGCGCCGACCCAGTTGCTGAAGGAAAATATCCGGACGCGCCAGCTTCTCCTTCGGCGGGATACCGCGCGTCATCCAATTCTGGACGCGCTGCACGCCACCCTTCGTTTTGTCGAAGCCAAGTCTTTCTGCCAGCCGTGTAGGGCCACCCAAAGACTCGATAAGCTCCTTGTCGGCCTGAATTTGGTTTTTCTCATCCATACGAGCATTAAACACCATGTTTATGAAAAACGCAAACGCCGCGTTTAACAACATCTTGTTTAATTCGAGGATCATTGGCGCCATGAAAGAAACCGAAAATGGGGTAGGTATGCACCCACAGATGACGCGCCTTTACCAAGCCGCCGCCGAGCTGTGCAAGGCAGAAGGGCAAAGTGCGATTGCAAAATTGCTAAACATATCTCCCCAGCGCGTCAACAACTGGGAAGTGCGCGGCATTTCCAACGAAGGGCTGCTCAGCGCGCAAGAGATCATCGGCTGCAACGCAATCTGGCTTCGCGACGGTATGGGCGATATGGTTGGGCCTGGCATCTCCAATTACACCAAGGTCGTGATCGCGGAAGACGGTGATCCAGGTTTCTATCAAATTCAGAAGGTGAAACTGCAGCTCCAGGCCGGAATTACCGGATTTCAGACCATCCCCGACATTCACGATGGAAGCAAGCTGAGTGTGCCCAAGAACTGGGTGGACCGCAACGGCTACTATCCCGCCAAACTCATCGCCATATCAGTGAAGGGCGAAAGCATGGAACCAAGTCTTTACGAGGGTGACCAAGTGATCGTGAACACGGCTGACATTCGCATGGAGGACGGCGGCGTATACGCGTTCAACTACGAGGGTGAGGCGGTCATCAAACGCCTAGCTCGCGATCAAGGTGACTGGTGGCTGACATCGGACAACTCGGATCAGCGCAAGTACGCGCGCAAGCGGTGCCGCAACGGCGAATGCATCATCGTCGGCCGCGTCGTACGTCGGGAGACGGACAAGATTTGATCCAACCTAATACTTGAGCAGAGAATGATCGAAGCGAAGCTGCAAGATGTAGTCGTTGATGTGGCCACATGGCAATCAGACGACCTCTATGCGTCCTACCCGGAAGGGGCGCGGTCAAAAGACGCATACTTCCCACCAGCAAACTGCCCTCATGCATTTATCCGCCAAGGGCGCCGCTATCTCTATAAACGATCAAACAAAAAGTATCCTGACCAGCTCTGGGGTGAGGTCGTCTCGTATCAAGTGGGTTGTTTGCTGGGCGTCACAGTACCTCCAGCGTTCGTAGCCACAAACAGCGCTGAGAACGATTGCGCCGCCCTTATTGAATGGTTCTACGAGGATGGGAAGGCCATCTTTACGCCTGGGGGGTCTTACATGCAGGCATTAATACCGGAATTTGACCGCAAACGTGGCGAACTTCACAATTTCCACGCAGTGCAGACGTTGGCCAGAGCGTTTTCGATGCTAAGGATTAGCGACGACTCTTGGCAAGAAAAATGGGCTGAGTTATTCCTTTTTGATGCGCTAATCGGAAACACAGACCGTCACCAAGATAACTGGGGATACCTGGGCGTTAAGCGAAACAATATGGCCCACGTGACCCTAGCTCCACTGTTCGACAACGGGACTAGCCTAGGGCATGAGAGATTCCCTGAGCATGTTGCGACTTGGACCGACGCGAACTACCTACGGTATGTCGAAAAAGGCACTCATCACATCCGTTGGCAGAAAGGTGATGGGGGCGGCGTCAGGCACATCGAATTATTGGTGAAGCTTATCCACATGCACCCCCAGTTGCGCATGTTCATGCTGGACAAAATTGCGCAGTTCGACATGGCAGAGTTAGAGAGAATCCTCGACTATCTGTGCACACTTCCGCTTGCGATTGCTCTAACGCGCGCGCGCAAAACCATGTATATTAAACTGCTAGGAATTCGTAAACAGAAAATCATGGCGGCCCTCGGATGAATCAGATTGAACACATCGTCGAGCCCGCGCGTCTACTACTTGTCTGGCGCGCCGGTCTTGTACAGAAGTCACCGAGTAGGCGTGTCGTGGCCGAGATATTGCAGCCTTCGCCTGATGAACCGGTCACGCTTCGATATCTCACGGGCACTGCGGACTATGAACATGCAAAAGATGACGGGTTCCT